GTGATTAACGAATTAGGTTTAACAAAAGCGTAATGATAAATTCAGAGTTTCAGTGCGAAATCGTTACTGATTTAACAACAGAGCCAGTTACCTTGCAAGAGGCTAAAGACTATATGCGTATTTCTTCAAATGCAGAGGATAGCTTAATAGAAGAACTAATTACTTCAGCAAGGGAGCGAATAGAAAAGTTTACAGGACTATCTTTAGGAGAAAAAACCTTAAGGGCTTATTGGTTCTATTATCACATTCCACAAGAGATTCCTTATGGTCCAGTTACCTTTATAGACTCGGTTGTAAATGATGAAGATGTAGCTTTGGAATATACGGCTCGTGGATTGCAATATAAGATGCTTGAGGCTTATTCTACCACAGGTTTGACAATAGAGTACGAAGCAGGCTTTGCAGTCTGTCCTAAGGGCTTAAAATTAGCCATTTTAAAACAAGTGTCTACTGATTACGAGAATAGGGAAAATTACTCTATTTATGACCAAGCATATGAGTTAAGTTCGGATGCTAAAAGACAAGCACAACCATATTGTAGAAACACTTTATTTGGTATCTAATGAAGGCAGGGGAATTAAGAAATCAAATACAAATTTATAACCTATCGGTTAGTCCTGATGGTGCAGGTGGAACTACACCTACTTACACTTTAGCGCAAACTTTATGGGCAAAGATAGTTGCTAAAAATGGTAGCAGAGATTTTGAAGATTCAAGAATATCTTTGGACCAGGTCTATGAAATGACTATTAGGTATGATGATTATCCTGAATTTAGCCAATTAGATAAGATTGTTTTTAACAATGGTCTTTATGTAGTGCAAAGTTTCTCAACAATAGAAGAGCGTAAAAAAACTATTATTATTTACTGTACTTTAGATAGGCAGATAACTGGTAATGATTTTATTATGCTTGAAAACGGTCTAACTTATATAGTAACTGAATAATGAAAATTAGAGGTACTTCACAAGTATTAAATCGTTTAAAAAGAGTTTCAAGCCAAGCTACTTTACAAACTAAATCTGCGGTGGTTAGGAATACTGATCAAATCTATGCTCAAGCAGTAGCTAATGTTCCTGTTTTAGATGGCTATTTAAGAGGTTCCGGCAATACAAGTTATTTAGATAATCAATTAACTGGTGTAGTTGCTTTTGGTGGACAAGCTGCTCCTTATGCTCCTTATGTAGAATTTGGAACTGGTAGTGGTGTAGTTATTCCACAAGGTTTTAGTGATTTTGCTATGCAGTTTTATGTTAATGGTAAAGGAACTATGAAAGCGCAACCATTTCTTATTCCAGCTTATTTAAAGTATAGAAAAGTATTTTTAAGTGATATGAGAAAAATTGCTAAGAATATTAGTAAATAAATCGTAAATTTGTGGAATGAAAGATGTCGGTCAATTAATAAGGACAAAGGTATACGATAGGTTATTCGGAGTATTAGAATATAACAGTCAAGCTATACCTGTGTATGATTCAGCAGGAGTTCCTGCTAACGCAGCACAACCTTATGTTTTACTATCAACTTTTAACGCTACGGAGTTATTAGAAGGAAGTAAACAAAGTTACGGACAAGAATTAAGCCTTTTAATTGAGGTTTGTATGAAGTTTGACAATAGTTTTGGTGGTAAAATAGTTTGTGATAATATCTCAAATCAAATAACCGAACTAATAAGAACAAGACAAGATGGATACTTAGATTTAAGCCCTGATTGGTACATTATACGAACATTATTAGAAAGCACAAATAGTATAGATCAACAAGTTTCAACAGGTGTTTTAACAAGGAGATTAATTAGGTTTACATTTAAAATACAACAAGGAATATGAGCGTATTAAACGGTTCGGATATTTTACTTTATGATGCAGATTCAAACTTTCCTTTGATGTGTCAAACTAATTTAACTATAACATTAAACGATGCTATGATAGATGCTACTTGTAAGCAATCAGGCGGATACCAAGTAAACTTACCTGGACTAAGAGAATTTGCTTTTACGGCAGATGCTTTAGTAAACTTTGATGAAGGTGCAACAGATTTAGGAATAACAACTTTATTTGCTGCTTACGATTCAAGAACACCTATTAACATATTAATATCAAATCCTGTTATACCTGCTGGTTATTTTGTAGGCTTAACATATATTGATAGTATAGAAGTAAACGCTCCAATGGAAGATGTGGTATCTTATACTGTATCTTTTACCGGAACTTACACAATAACAGATTAATTAACTTTTAAAATAAAATAATATGGCAGTTTACAACGGCACAGCGCAAATCTTAAAAATGGATGGAACGCAATTAGCAGAATTAACCAATGTTACAATGTCTATGAATCAGGATGTATTCGAAACAACTTCTAAAGAAAGTGGTGGATGGAAAGAGATTATGCCAGGTTTAAGAGATATTACTTATTCAGCAGAAGGTCTTGCAGACTTCGTTTCAGCGAATAAAGATTTAGCAGATATTTTTACTGCTTATAATAATAGAACTTTAGTTGCTATCATTTGGACTGATATGGTTACAGGTGATAAGTCGGTTTCTCAAAGTGCATACATTACTTCTTGCGAAGTTTCAGCACCTATGGAAGATGTTACTACTTACTCTATTGAGTTTGCAGGAACAGGCGCACCAACATTTGCTACAATAGCATAATTAAAACAAACAAACTATGAACGGAATACTTGAACTTACTCTTAATGGAGAAGTAAAGCAATTAAAGTTTTCTAACTATGCGTTAGAGACTTACACAAAGATTAGTGGTAGTGATATTGGTAATATCAAAGAAATAGGAGAAGATTACAGTCAGTTACAAATGATAGCTGATTTAGTTTACTCCGGATTGACTGGATATTATAGAGGTAAAAGTTTAATTATAGACTTCACATTTGAAGATGTAGTTGAATGGGTAGATGACTTGAGTTATGAAGGTCAATTACAAGTTATTAAGTGCTTTACCGAAAGTTGTTTAAGGATTACGCAAGAAATGATAAAAGCATTTAAGGCAATGTCTACCGAACAACAAGGAGAAAAAAAAAAGTAACTTGGGATGATATCTTGGATTGTGCGGTGATGGACTTGGGTTTGTTACCGCATATTTTTTGGGATATGACTTTTGTAGATTATTATAGATACTTTATTTATAAAAGAAAGCAGGATGCAAGTGAGTGGGATAGGACCAGGACTTTAATGTCTTACATTCTAAACACTCAAGTAGAAAAGAAAAATCAAAAGAAACCAAAAGAAATATTGCCATTATGGACTGATATTTTAAGTAGGTTAAACAAGAAAATTACCATTACTACTCAAAAAGATAAAGAAGCGATTTTGGAAAAATTAAAGCCGAAAGAAGATGGTAAATGAAAAATTAATAGTTGAATTAAGTGCGGATATTAAAGGTTTAAAAAGCCAATTAAATACTGCTCAATCGGATTTACAATCTTTTGCTTCTGCAAACAAACAAACCAGCGATAAAATACAAAACTCTTTTAATAGTGCTACTGATGGGATTAAAAATCTTGCTTTAGGCTATTTAAGTTTAAATGCTGCAATTCAAGTAGTAGGTGCTTCCTTTGATAGTGCTTTAAAATTAGATGCTATTAATTCTGCTTTAACTGCGGTTTTAGGATCAAGTGAAGCAGCAGCAGCACAATTCCAACAATTATCTAAATTTGCTGATCAATACGGATTAAATCTTATTGCAGTTGGCGAGGCTTATAAAAACTTTGCGGCAGCGGCAGTTTCTGCTAATGTCCCTTTAGAGCAAACAAATTATATTTTTGAATCAGTAGCTAAAGCAGCTTCAGTTCTTAAATTGTCTAACGATGATTTAAAAGGGTCTTTGAATGCTTTAAGTCAAATGATATCAAAAGGAACGGTATCTGCTGAAGAGTTAAGAGGTCAATTAGGTGAGCGTTTACCTGGCGCATTTAACTTGGCTGCTAAAGCAATGGGTGTAACTACTGCTGAATTGGGTAAAATGCTTGAGAATGGCGAGATTATGGCAGGAGATTTATTGCCTAAATTAGCTTTAGAATTAAATAAAACATTTGGAGATAAAATAAGTGGGAATGTAGATTCACTTCAAGCGAGTGTCAATAGATTAAGTAATTCTTTTACCAATGCGGTTAATGATGGTAAATTAGGTGATTTTTTTAAATTAATTATAGATGGTGCTAATGGTGCTTTAGAAATAATTGAAAGTAAATCTTGGGGTGAATTTTTTAATAGATTTGGTGCTGCAATTACAGGGAATACTGCTCTTGCAAAGTCTTATGATATAATTTATGATTCTTTAAATAATTTAAACAAAGAAACCAAAAAAACCAATGTAGATGTATTAAAATCATTTGGGAGTCCTGCTGCTGCTAAAACTACTACAACTAAAACTAAGAGAACTGCACAAGGGTCAGCAATGATGACTATGAATGACTTAACTGATGCTAAAGCTGGTATAGCTGCTCAAGAATTAGAGGCATTCAATGCAGTAGTAGAAAAGTTAAGTGCTAATGTAGGTACTTTAAAACAATCATTTGATAGTTTATATAATGATCCTGCAATTGAAGCATACAACGAAAATTTAAGAACTACAATAGGTTTATTAGGCGAAGCATTAACAAATTCATTTAACGCTGCTTTAGATAATGGTGAGAATTTTTTTGTATCAATAGGGAAAGCATTATTACAATTAATTAAAAAATTACTTATTGCTGCTGCGGTTGCTGCTTTATTAAGTTTCTTTTTAGGGGGGTTTGGTGCTGCATCTTCAGTAGCTGGGTTTGCACCAATATTTAAACAATTATCAGGTCTTGATTTTAGTCAAGGAAGTGCAAGTGGATCAATGGTGGCTATGCCAACAAGTACTACTGCACAAGGCAATGTTTCTTTTGAAATACAAGGAGATAAATTATATGGAGTTTTACAGAATTACAACGGAAGATTAAACAGGCTTGTATAATGGTTTATAATTATAAATACAAATTAGAGTGGGTAGGATTAAAGAACGCTGATGCAAGTGATTTTTATTACCGTTTAAAGTTTTACAAAAAAGAAAGTGTTGCAGTAGAATACGATGCAATTGCTTTAACTCCTTCTAATTTACCTTTTTCTTTAACTTATAGGTCTAAATCGGATTATGTATTTGAGCCTTTTAGAACTTCTGCTGCCGAAATAAACATCTTCTTTGATGAAAACTCACCAATACAACCGGAGGTGTTTTTTGATAATACAGATAATACTACTTGGAAAGTTGTTTTAGAATTAGTTGAGGGTGTTACAGAAACTTCTCTTTGGAGTGGTTATATTTTAAATTCGGATATTCAATACGATTGGCAGGACCAATATTTCCTTAGATTAACTGCTACTGATTTCTTAGGTGTTTTAAAAGAATATAAATACTCGGAATACGAAGAATTTTCTATGTTTCAAACACAAGACTTTTACGAAGGTATTTCTATAAAAGACTTTGTTATTAAATGTTTAAACTTAGTAGGTTTAGAGATTAATTATAAATTTGCTTTAAATTTTACTGAAAATAATATTCCAAAGAATGAGGCAAGTATGTTTATTAATGAATATGCTGCTATTGATTGGTCTAATAACAGTCCTTATGATTTGCAAAAATTAGTAGGTGATTTATTAACTTCTTTAGGTTGTATTCTTTATTTAGATAATAGAGATAATACCTGGACTATTTTAGCCATAAACGAATTAGGCACAAGCCAAGATAATTTAGTTCCTTATAGAAAATACAGTTACTTAGATAGTGCTGAGATATTAACAGGTGATTATAATATTAAAACCATTATTAAAAGAAATACCGAAACAATCTTTAGTGATGCTAACCAAGTAGTAACATTAAGACCAAGATTAGATGAGGTTCAATTAATGTATCCTAATAATGTTAAAAACTTAACTATTAATTATGGATTCTTCCAAGAAGATACTTCTGTATTTCCTAATAAGCCTTTGTTTTGGACTGAGAATGTAGGAACTTACAATGGCGAAAAAGGAACTTCGCATCCTTACGATCCATATTGGATGGAAACTGTTGAAAAAGAAGATAAAACTGATCCTATTGATGGTAGCAATTACTTTGGAATAAGTATGGATATGAAGAGATTTTTAGGATGTTTTGATCCGGTCTTAAATACTTATACTCACTTAGGAGATAGCTACGCTTTTAATATAAACTTTGATTTTAGGATTACTGCTCCTGAGCCAGGTGATGGTTTTAATGTTACCTTTTTATCTAAAAGATTAGAATCTTCTGCTACTTATCCTATTGCTGATTATGCTTCTTTTGATGCTACGGGATTGTGGTCCGCACAAAGTACCGCACAAACAATAGGAACTGATCCAACAAGAATAGAAGTTTACGCTGATAATAATATGTGGAAGAGATTCCAAGTATTATCAAACTATACTCAATCAAGCGGTGGAAATGTGGCTTCTCCTACAAATTGGTTTTGGGAATTAGATGAACTTGATTTAAGAATAAGACCAATGAGGTTAAATTCTTTATTTAATGTAAGCCATTTGAATGTAGATAATATTCAGCTTAACATTATTCCTACAAGAAATTTATCTTTAAATAAGTTAGGTTATAAAGCAGTTCAAAACACAGACTTAAACTTACCTAAGCCAGGCTATCAAAAAAATATTAAGTTAGTAGAGTCAATGTTTCATACCGGTGATTCGGATGGATTATCGGCAGTTTACTACGAGGATGTTATTTTTACTAAAGAAACTTACGATTTTGTCAATTACATTCAGGCTTCTAATAAGTGGAGAAAGCCATTTATGGAAGTTATTGAAGGCGAAGCACCTAATTATAACTACTTAAATAGTTTAGTGGCATCTTCTATACTTTCTTTTTATAGAGCGCCAGGAAGAACTTATAATGGTAATGTTTATGCAGAGCAAACTCCTGTTGTAGGTGTTACTCCTTTTGCATTTCCGGTTTATACTGAAATTAGCGGTGTTTTTAATAGAACAATAACAAATAACATAGCAAATCAATTTGGTGCTGATGTACAAGCTGATGGTGGTTTATTTGAATCATTTAACTGCTTATTAGCTAATTTAAATAATATTATAAATATAGGTGCTAATTTCTTAATGACTGAGGCTACATTTGACTATTTTAATAACAAAACCAACGCTAAACTTGAAGAAGATTTAACAAACAATATTGAATACTTTACACTTGGTCTTGCTCCTTTTCAATATAGTCAATCGACTTTATTTGGACAACCAGGTAGTAGTACAAGTAATTCGCAAACAGAAATAATACCCCCTGCGTAATGAATGAATTAAAAGAAATTAACGATCAACTTAAGACTTTGTCTATAAATGTAGAAATGATTAGCCAGGCTATCACCGGATCAAAGTTAAATAGAAACGGCATCCTTCAAAGATTAGAAACAATAGAAGGTGCTTTAGAAGAAACTGAAACTAAAGTGCAAGAGGTCCGAGATTATAACACCGGCATAAATTGGGCAATAAGAATTGGTGCTTTTATATTAACGATAACAGGAGTAACTTTTATTAAAGACTTTTTATGGCACAAATAAGCGAAGAAGGTTTAAATCTATTAGTAGATTTTGAAGGCTTAAAATTAGATGCTTATCAGTGTACTGCTGGAGTTTGGACTATTGGTATAGGTTCGACTAAATATGATAACGGACAACCAGTAAAGAAAGGCGATAAAATAACGCAAGAGGAGGCTTATAAGCTATTCTTAGATACTTCCGATACTTACGCTGCTTGTATTAAGAGATATGTTATTAGACCGCTTAAACAGAACGAATTTGATGCTTTATTTTGTCTTTGTTACAATATTGGATGTGGAGCGTTTGCAAAATCATCTTTGGTTAAGTTTATTAATGGC